GCCCGGAAGATCCCGGTCTTGTCGGTGTGCAGGGAGTAGGAGCCGGTGTTCTCGTGCCCGACCAGGATGAAGTCGGCCAGCACGGACATCAGGATCCGCTGCTCGTAGCGGTTGATGATGGAGTTGGTGTCGAACTGCCGAGTGCCTCCCGAGCTCATCAGCTCGAAGTCGAACAGCGGCTGCTTGGTGTCCGGGTCGTACTGGGTGGGCAGCACCAGGCCCTCGTTCTCGTCCCGGCGGACCCCGCGGACCATCTTCCGGAAGGCCTGCACGGTCTTCTCTTGAGGCGTCCCCTTCTTCGCGGTCAGGTAGTCCGCGGGCACCCTTCCTACGGGCATACCGGCCAGGTCCCGCTCCACCCCGATCGCCTCGAACTCCTCCAGCCGCTTCTTGAAGTACCAGGCCCGGTAAGCGGTCCGGAGCAGGGAGACCCCTTCGGGGTTGCCCTTGGCGATCGAGGTCCGGAACAGCAACGACTTCTCGATCGGGATCACCGTGGTCTGGTACCGAGGAGGTGCCATCTGCACCATCGCCCGGACCCCACCGGACTCATCGAAGGACCAGCGCAGCAGCGTCTCCTGGGCGCGGATCGGCATCTTCCGCCAGCCGATCAGCCCGTCCTCGTGCTTGCTCCGCTTCTTCGGGTCCTTCTGCCAGGGCCCGAGCCGGCGCTTGTAGACGATCTCGTGCCAGCTCCAGCCGTAGGGCAGCACCGAGAGCACCTCCCCGATGAAGTCGTCCCAGCTGTGGGACATGTCCTCCATGCAGCTCTCCAGGAACTCCTGGGCTTTCAGCCCCTCCTCGTCCTGGGTGGCCGGGAGCACCTTCCACTCCACCTCGCGCAGCAGCTTGTCGATGCTGAACAACATCGCGCCGACCATGGAGTCGTTGGACGACATCTCCCGGTAGACCCGGACCGCCTTGCGGCCACGCAGCGCGGGGAGGAACTCCTCATCGACATACCCGGAGACCCGCTTGACCCCGGTGACACCGAGCTCGTCCATCGGGCCGACGCGCTGCGGGATCTCGTCCCCGGCATTGTCCTCGTCCCAGGTGGAGATATCACCCTCGGGAAGTCGCACGTCTGCCATGTCTTCAGTCTCCCGGTGGTGTCACCTCACACGATCAGGTTGTACTCCTCGGCCACCTGGTCGTTCTTGTTCTGCACCGAGCCCACCGTCCAGTTCCCGGGCTTGCGCTGAGCGTCTCGGTTCTCCTTCATCTCGGTCTCGATCCAGGTCGGGTCGTTGCCTCCGACGATCACCATCGGAGAGGCCGGAATCGCACGCTTGGAGATCTGCCGCCAGACCAGGGCCATCGAACAGATCTCATCAGGCAGGTGGAACTCCTTCCCGCGCGCGTAGATCATCTCCACCGAGGCGTAGAGGTGGTGCTTGTAGAAGGTGGAGATCCGGGGCACCTGCCACCGGTCGTTCTCGATTGAGGAGATGTACTCGCTCAGCATGTCGTCGCGCTTGGCCCCGACCATCTGGAACCCTCGCGCCCGCCGGTCCACGTAGTCGGCCACCACCGCACCCAGGCCGGTGGCGTCGTGGATCCCCTCGGCGTTGTAGATCTTCATCAGCTTGTTGAACTCCCCGATCATCACCGGGTAGGGACGCCGGCGCATCCGCAGCCAGTACGCCACGGTGACCGGGAACCGGGTCACGTTGGCCACCGTGATCACCGTGAAGTCGTTCGACTGGGCCCAGTCCGCACCGATCACGTACTCGGCATCGGTCCTGGGCTGCTCGAACTGGTACTCCTCGTAGTCCTTGGACACCTTCTGCTTGACCGCGGTCTCGGGCAGGGAGAACATCCGCTCCACCGCGTCGGAGTCGATCGCACGGTTGCCGATCGAGGGCTCACCCAGGTCGTACTCCACCCGCCACATCTCGGCCGGGATCTCGCGCTTCTTCTCATCGATCGTCTGCTGGTCCAGCCAGCCGTCGATCGGGTTGGAGGTGTCGCGGTAGCACCAGGTGTAGATCGGGTCGTCCCGCTCCAGGAACCGCTGGAGCACCGTGAAGAAGGTCTTGTCCGGGTACTGCCAGGTGGAGCTCATCGTGGTCTGCGGCCTGATCACCTCGCCCTGCCAGTTGGTCTGTGGCATCGGCTGGCCCAGGGCGGCATCGAGGATCGGCAGGTCCATCTCGTCGATCTCGTCCAGCAGCAGCTCGGGCGGGTGCGGGCCACGAACCGACTTCTGGGAGGCGGTCAGCGGCATGATCGTGGACCCGTTGTTCAGCCTGATCCGGGTCGCGGACTCGTCCTTGATCAGGTACCGAGGAGCGTGCTCGGAGTCCCAAGCGTCACGGATCGTGTTGTGGATGTTGATCGACTGGTTCAGGGAGCCACCCACAATGTTGACATCTGCGCCCTTCACCGCGGCGATGGTCAGGCCCAGGATCGACATCAGCCGGGACTTTCCGGACAGGCCTCGAGATCCGTGGATCAAGGCTGACGAAGATCTCCCAAAGTACGCATCGGAGAACGCCTCGAAGGGCGCATTGTGCTCCGGGCACACCTTGTGCCTCGGGATCGTGATCCCCCATAGCGTCCTCACCAGCTGGTAGAGCTCATCGTTGGTGCGAGGCCCCCGGCTCAGCAGGATGGTCATCCAATGCGCCGGTAGGTCATCGAGGAGCCAGTGACCACGGTGGTGGCGTTGGTCGGGTCCGCGGTCTGCTGGCCAGTCCGGATCCCGAACACGCCGGAGGTGGTGCCGGTGTTCACCTTGATCTTCAGAATCATCCGGATGGCCGAAGCTCCGGTGGCACCGCCGGAGTTGATCGCGGAGTTGATCGAGGTAATGAACGTTCGGTTGCTCGAGGAGGTAGTGGTGGTAGCACCGGTGGCCGTGGAACCGGAGGCATCGGCGTAGAAGGTCGCCGTGGTCCCGGTCGGCCCGTAGATACCGACTCCGATCCCTGGCGTAGCACCGGCGACTCCGTTGCAGGTGTAGGCCAGCACTACCTCCACCTCGTAGGTAGCCGCGGTCTCGAAGGTCGCCTGCAGGTGCGGGTCGGGCACCAGGGCGTTGGAGTTCAGCGCCTGCACCGTGTCACTGGGCTTGGTGATGATGGTGGGCAGGTCGGAGAAGGTGAGCCGCACGTTGCCCGAGGGAGACCAGCGCTTGGCCGTGGTCACGCCGGTGTACTGGTTCGGGCCGATGTGCACATCGGTGCAGGAGCCACCACTGGTGTCACCCAGGGAGATTCCGTACCACTGGGTCGGGACCGCCTGGTCGTCACCGAGGAAGTTGCCGACCACGATCCCGCCGGTCAGCTTGCGCAGGTTGATCGCGGTCGAGGCCCAGATCCCGCCACCGTTCTGGCCACAGTTCATGATCGTGTTGCCAGAGATCGTGAGCCCCTTGATCCAGATCCCGGTGGCAATCGAGCCCACCGCGATCCCACAGTTACCAGCCCCGATGATCGTGTTCCCGGTCACCGTGCCCCGGGTGGAGTTCACCGAGATCGTGAACCCACAGTCACCACTGCCCTCCACGATGTTGTTGGAGATGACGAAGTGGTTGGTGTGGTGAACGCTGATCATGTCAGCGGTGCCACCACTGTCTGTTGCCTGGTGGTTGACGTAGTTGCCGAGGATCTGGTTGCCGGTGATCGTGACCCGCTCATGCCACGGGGCCACCAGCACGTCGCTCTGGACGCTGATCGGCTGCCGGTTCCCGCTCGAGGCGTACCCGGTAGAGGCGGTGGGCCCGGTGTTCGCGGCGGTCTTCGCCCAGGACAGACTGCTGGCCGTGACCGCGGTCAGGGTGTGGTTGCCGTCGAAGAGCGGGTCGATCAGGTCCACATAGATGGTCTCCCCCACCGACCACGGGTTGCCCCCGGTGATGTCGATGGTGGCGACGTTGGACACGATCTTCTTGCTGGTCACCGGGCGCGAGATCGCCCTGTGGTCGTGGATCCGGTTGCCCCGGATGATCAGGTCCTTGGAGCTGGTGGTGGCATCTCCGTCGACCGCGATCGCGGTGTTCGACCAGTCGGAGAAGTCGTTGTCCGCGAGGGTGACTCGCTGGGTGTTGCCTCGGATCTGGATGTTGCTGCGCATACCGGTGAACCGGCACTTCTCGACCAGCACGTCGGTGACCAGCGTGGTGCCGGAGGCGAAGTTGACTCCGTAGTGCGCTGCGTACTGGAACCCGGAGTCGGCAAACCACACGTCCCGGATCTTGGTTCGGGTACCGGCGTAGATGGAGCCGCTGGTCAGGATCCCTGCCGAGTCCAGGGTGAGCCCCTCGAAGGTGACATCGGTCAGCGTGGAGGCGTTGAACAGGGATGCCGTGTTGGCCCCACCCCGCTTGATCCTGACGTGCCGGTCACCGCGATAAGTGACCCCGTTGCCCAGGGTGATCGGAGTGGTGCACAGGTAGCCCTGAGTCGAGTACGGGAACTCCACGATCCCGTACCCGGCAGGCCCGGCGGCAGCCGCTGCAGCACTGGCCGAGGTGATCGCCGGAGAGCAGTTGGTCACCCCGTCCGGCACCGCGTTGAACGGCGGATCGGTGATCCGGAACACCAGCTCGCCCTTGCCGACCGGCGTGGCACCGTTGTCCGGAGTCGGGATGGTTGGCAGGGTCGGAGCAGGAACGACCCAGTGCGGGTCGTGCACCAGCCAGGACTGACCAGCCAGGCCAGTGCCGGAGAACAGTCCCCGGAAGTCGACCCCGGCCACGATCGTGCCGGAACCGATGGTGGTCCCGGTCCGTAGCGCGTAGTAGCCGACATCGCCGTAGAAGGGCCCAGTCCCGCGCTCACCGACATGGATCCCGGCAGCAGAGACCCACAACGCGCCACCGGTACCGGGACGGTCCACCCCGATCTGGGTCCAGGTCACGCCGTCGTTGGACCACAGGAACTTCACCACACCGGTGGCTGAGTTACGGGAGACCGCGTGCCAGCCCAGAGCTCCGTTGGCGAACGGGATCGGCAGGTTGCACACCGCCGAGGTGTAGGTGTCCCCGTTGAAGGAGTAGCGCAGCAGCGGTCGGCCATCCAGGCCCACGCTCCACTCGAAGGTGTGGTCGTTCAGCCCCCACTGCGAGGCATAGGTCTGGCTGGACCCGGTGATCCAGTTCGCGGCAGCACCGTAGAAGACCATGTGGAAGTCACCGGCCTCCCACCCTGCCGCCGGTGCCGTGGTCTCTGCGAAGGAGCCTGCCTCGATGATCCGCAGCAGCGCACCCGCGACCGGCTGGGATCCGGTCGACAGCACCCCGTGACCAGCGGCGTACTTCATCCCGCCGATGTAGCCGGTGGAGACCGAGGACCGGCCCTGGATCCCGACCTTGCGCCCGATCACGTCCAGGATCCGGGAGTCCACTGGAGAGGTGGACCGGGTTCCGTCGTAGGCGACGATGGTGACGGTCTTGGCCACCGTGTCGATGTGGGCCTCGCACGGGTAGATGGTCTTGTCGTCGCGGAGCAGAGGCTTGGCGTACTGGATCGCCGCGAGCGTCAGGTACTCGGTGTACGCGCCCGTGATCGGGTGCGTGCCATGGATGTAGGACCCGGGGTTGGCCGGGTCCTTGATCACCAGGAACAGGTACAGCTCGGTGCCGCTGGTGCCCAGCTGGAGCGACCCCTTGCCGAACCCGGAGTCGCAGCAACCGATCACGAAGTTGTCCAGCCCGGTCGAGGCCGGGGAGAACTTGACGTGCATCACCAGCGAGGTGACCACGGCCTCGG